TAATATAAACATAGGAGAAATTTTATGTTTAATCGACAAAGAACTTTAGAGAAATTTGGTTATGACTTAGATCTTTCAGTCAGAAGAAGAACTCAAGCAGAATTTGAAGCAACCAATGGTATTAATAAGAAAGATCTAATAGTAATAGATAATTGTCCTTCTTGTGGTGTAGAAAGAGAGATTCAATTAAGAGCATCAAAGAAAAATGCTCTATGTCCAAAATGCTTCCATAATCTTCCCTCTACTATATTAGCAAAGCAAAATCAAACTAAAGTAAAATCAGAAGAACACAAGCAAAGAATGAAAGATAACCATTGGTCTAAAAATGGTTATGAATCAGCTTTTAAAGGTAAACACCATACAGAAGAGGTAAAAGAGTTTATTAAAAATGCTGCTAACAATCAGTGGATAAATGAAACAGAAGAAGAAAAATTAAATAGGCATATAAAAATATCTTGCACTAAACGAGGTATTCCAGTTGAAGACTTTGATGGTTTCTCTTCTCCAGAAAACACCAGAATCCGTCAATCACCAGAAGGTAGACTTTGGACCTACGACGTCCTTGCTAAGTCTAATTTCACTTGTGATAAATGCCAAGCAAGAGGTGGAAGTTTAGTTGCCCACCATCTAAACGGATTCAACTCTTTTCCAGATCAGAGACTTCTTCCTGAAAATGGTATTTGCCTTTGCGAAGACTGTCATGAGGAATTTCATGAAAAGTACGGAAGAGGTGATAACACTGTAAAGCAGTATGAAGAATTCAAAACGGTATAATCATTCTATTGGAGGTATTATGAAATTAGAAACAATAGAACAAAAAAAAGATTTTAAATTACATGCATTTCCCACTTTTAAACCACTTGAAAAACATCCAAATTCAATATCTGGTACGAGACAAAAATTAGATAAAATAAAAGAAAAAGGTGGATTTCTATTTAAACGTAATGGGGACACTTTCTTTTTTAAGGCCACTGAAATACCACTAGGAACTCCTCATAAAATGAATCAAATGCTGAAAGGTGATTGGTATGCGGTTTATTTAATACCAGAAGAATTTAGAATATAAAAGGAGTTAACATGATGAAGGTTAATTACGTTGGTTACGGTTCTGAAGAAGATTCTATTGTATTTGCTGTAGATAATTTATATAATAATATAGATGATAATAAAAATATTTACTTACATATTCAAGGCCATATGGCAGAAAAAGATGGAAATCTACCCCTTAAAATAACACCTAAGCAACTAAAAGCATTAGCTAAAAAGTTACTAGAATTAGCAGAAAGAGTAGAAAAAAGAAAGTAACTAATAGGATATTATGGATGTCATGAAGCACTTTTTAGATAAAGTATGTCATAAAAATAGTGACTATCATTATGAAAAATTAGAAGAGATGGGTGAGATATATCAAAAAGGCGATATACTCCCTGTTGCTTTAATTGAACATAATGTTGGTAGTAATATATATTATCTTAGATTTAGACTAGGTTTACTATCTTATAAGATTGCTAAACTTACTAATGAATTAACTGTCAAATGCCCAAACCTTATCTTTGAAGATGACTTCCTTATACATGAAGAATATGGTTATCTATATGGAGATGATGCTAGACAAGCATTTATTGAACGTATACAAAATAGTGTTAAACCTAATGAAGAAGAACACTATAACGGGGTAATCTACGTCTCTACCGAACCCGTATTCACATATGGAAATAGAACGTTCGGTAAAACTAAGATAGAAAAATTATGGGGAGATAATGATGGGATTTTTTAATTGCAATAGTTGTGGCATACAGGTTCATTCATCTAGACTGCCTACAAATGTATGTGATAAATGTGAAGACACTATCAAGTTCCCTAAGCATTATAATGCAAGTAGCATCCAACCAATTGATGCTATTGAAGCATGGAAGTTAGATTTTAGGCTTGCAAATGCAGTTAAATATTTAGCAAGAGCAGGGAAAAAAGACCCTAAGAAATTAAAAGAAGATTTAGAAAAAGCAGTATGGTATATACAACGTTATATAGACAAGGAATGTACAGATGACAAAAAAGACTAAGAAAGAATCTGCGAAAGCAAAACCTAAGATCAAAAAGATCAAGGCAAAGAAAGCCGTAGCAGTGCCAAAGTCTTCACCAAAGATTTTAGTCTTCGATATTGAGACAGCACCTATACTTGCCCATGTTTGGGGACTGTGGGAAAACAATGTAGGTTTGAATCAGATTCAATCAGATTGGCATATCTTAAGTTGGAGTGCTAAATGGCTAAGTGATTCTGCTGATAAAGTTATGTATCAAGATCAAAGAGGTATGAAGAATATAGCAGACGATTCTAAGATCCTTAAAGGTATCTGGGACCTTCTAAACGAGGCAGATATTGTCATCACACAGAATGGTAAGAGATTTGATCAAAAGAAATTAAATGCAAGATTTATCCTTAGTGGTTTTCCACCTCCAAGTAGTTATAGACATATAGATACTCAAGAGATTGCTAAAAGACACTTTGCTTTCACTAGTAATAAACTAGCATACATGACTGATAAGCTTTGTGTGACATACAAGAAACTGACAGATCATGGGAAGTTCCCAGGTCATGAACTCTGGAACGCTTGTCTTAGAGATGATATTGAAGCATGGAAAGAAATGGAGTTATATAATAAATATGACGTTCTAAGTCTAGAAGAACTTTATCATAAATTGATAGTTTGGGATAATAGAATCAACTTTAACGTCTATACAGACAGCCTAGATGTCGTTTGTAAGTGTGGAAGTAAAGACTTCATTAAGAATGGCTTTTCTTATACAAATACGTCTAAGTTCCAGAAATATCGTTGTAAAAGCTGTGGAAGTGAGTGTAGAGATAAGACAAACCTGCTTTCTCCAGAGAAGAAAGAGTCTTTAAAAAGACATGCTCACCCATCAAAGTCAGAGTAATCTAAAGTACACAACCGACCTACGGGTCGGTTATATGTGGTATAATATGCTTAACTAATATCTATAGGAGCATATTTCATGGCATCAACTAATAAAATCAGAAAACAATTCACAATGAGCATCGTTGATTGTGCTCAAGCTTTACAATCACTTCATGTTATTGGAACAGTAATAACTGATGATATTTCAGCTGCTTGGGTTGAAGTTGGACAGGGCAACATAATTAGAGTCCTGTTAACAGCTGATACATATATTACTTTTAGTGATGACAATACAAGTCCAGCAGTTACAATAGCTACTTCTCCAGCTGTTAAATTAAGTTCTGGTGAACATTATATAATCACTTCAGCTAAATATGTAAGAGCTAGTGCTAATCCATCTAGAATCGAATTATTAGACGTTTAAGGAGTTACTATGAAATTAGACTCCTTTAAAGAACTATTGATTAAAAGAGCAGCAGATATGCCAGATCTGCAAACACTTATTAAATATATGAAAGATGATTTTCTTTTAGAGCATGTACTTGAAGCTTTAGAGAAATCACATGAGAAAAATCATAAAAAAGCAAATGGAGCTATTGCTCATTATGGCAGAAATATGACAGAAGATGATGCAAAAGAAATTCACGATGCATTATCTCATCATGCCTCTCATTATAAGGCAGCATTAAATAGTGGTAATATACCAGTTGCAAATGCACATGCACAAAAACTATTTAAAATAATGCATATGGCTCATAAAATTACAAAAGATAAAGGTACTGAAAAAGCTGATCATTCTGATGGTGCATTAACGACAGAAGAAGTAGCACCACATGCTTGGGAGCGAAGTCATTACAAGCCTGAAGGAGCTGATGCTGGTAGTGTTACAAAAGGTTGGGGAAGATCATCTGGTAATCATGCTAGATGGTTATCTGCTGGTCCACATTCTGAATATCACGGTAAAAACTCTAAAAGACGCGATCAAGATGCCGTAAAGTACATAGGAAAGCCTTATCCAATTGAAAAAATAAAAATAAATGGAAGATATTTAGATATTGACGACAGTGTAGACTCTCCTGAAAGTTATAAGAAGAAGACACCTATTGTTGATGCTCAAGGAAAAGCCATAGCTCATCCAGGTACTGCAAAAGATAATGAAATAATGTTACATGAATTCGATCTCCATCCCATAATGAAGTATTATGATAAGATGACTGATGCCAAAGATCATACAAAGAATTTTAATGATCAAGACCTTGAAAATTATGAGAAAGAACTTAAGCAATATAACAATAGTTCTTATAGAAA